GATTAGAGTAAGCACTACCTGGGAAGTTCCGTGGCTTAATAATCATTGTGACTTCATGGGCAGCATCTGTAGATCCAGCAAAGCTCATATCAGGAATTATCCGTTTAGTTAGGATGAACTGATCACCGTCTACTAAATCAAAATCCGAAGACGCAATATACGAGTTCATTGGCAGGATGTTGTCATCCAAACCTTGCTCGTGGTTATATATGACGCTATCACCTGTCATGGCGGTCTGAGTTACAAGCTGTGAGATATTAACTGTATACGTTCCTGCACCGCCTAAGCCTGTGCCCAAAGCAGTAATAGTCGTGCCTACGGCTACGCCTGTACCAGCAACTACTGAGCCAACCTGTAAAAAGCCTGTTGGAGTACCTGTTACAGTCAAAGTAGTGCCTGAGATAGCGCCTGTAAAGTAAGTTGCAGTCAGGGCTTGAGGATATTCTCTCAGTGATGAGTCTGACCACGCAGTACGGTCTATTGTGCCGTAGTACCAAATTTTCTCTAAATGGTTGTATATTGCATAGGCGTTATTAACTTGACTATCTGCCGTAGGATAGAACCACCAAATTTCATTCCATCCTTCGTTAGTTCCACACACAATCTGGTCGGCTTGCTCATAGTTTAGATTCTGGAATATGTGGTTACGAATAGTACAAGGAAGCGTCTCTACACGTCCACCATAGGCATAAAATTTGTCATGCCCAAACCAGTAAGCCGTGTTATTGACTACAGCAACTGAACGGGGGCTAAGAATTGAAATATTGTCAGCCAACTCTTGGAGACCGAATACGTCTGTTGTACCTAAAAACTGCAAGGAACTTAGGGTGCCCTCAGTAAATACAAGGATCTCCTGTCGTGTTGCAATTGCACAAACAATGGCAGAGCCACGGGAAACTCTCAAAAATCCTGCTGAATTAGTGACTTGTGGTGTCCAGTTATTAGGTTCATCTTGACTTGCCCAGCGAATAAGAAGAGGATCAAAAGCACCACCTCCAAACGGAGTAGCTCCAAAACAGAGTAGATGCTTGTCGTTCTGGGATACTAGAATCTGCATTGCCTGCGTAGGTACATCAGAAGGCGCAACACCGTCTATGGTTGTAGTAGCCAGTGGGGTAGCCCTAACTCCTGTGCCGCCAGCATACTGCCAGTAGTAAATAGCGCCATTACGGATATTAGCTACAAGGTCATTGTCAAAGTTTTGCAAGAACCAATCCCGTTGAGGATTTACTACGGGAACGCCAGCACCTGAACCCCATGCACCACGACTCCATACGCCCGCACCCCATCCTGTTCCAATAGAGGCATTATCGTTACCTACGCTAATTTGAAAGGCAGCTGTAATTGATGTTCCACCACCCGTTGTAGAAGACGTAGCCGCAGTTGTAAGATTAATGGTGAATGAGTTTGCGGTAATTTGGTCAATAATAAATTCGGCATTGAACTCGGATGCTGGTATTCCACCGATTGGTCCGATCACACCTGAGAAGGTTACATAGTCTCCGTCTGTTGCGCCATGAGAAGTAATAGCAACCGTAACAACTTTAGAGCCGTTGACTGTAGTAAAACAGTTATTAGTTGCTGGACTGATAAAAGTTTGACGTATTGGGGTGATGTCATACAAAATTTGACCTGCTTCGATGTATAACTTTTTAGACGTACCAAGAGCCAAATAGTTATCTGAAGCCGTGGTGATCCAGTTAAACATCTGCCGACAGATGCCTGCTACTGTAAAAATACCGTAACGAAGCCAGCCACCTATCTTTTGCGGATAGCCAGAACGGAAGCGAATTTTGTCGCACTCAAACCAGCCACCCTCGTTAGTGTAGTTGGTTTGGTCTTTGTTAAGACCTGGCTTAAATTGTAGCTTCTGTAATGGCATAATTTACCTTAAGCAAATGGGCGGGTGCCTTGCTTGTCAATTATAAGTGCCTGTTTGCGTGGTGTCATCTCTTTTGAGTTAGTAACTGATATATGAGTCCAACCACCCGCTACTTTGGCTGGATCATAAAACTCCCTGATCAACTGGTCAAACGGCAGATTAGCCGCAAGAATGGCACGGCATACTTCATCAGGATTCATGCCAGGTATACGCAAATCAGCTGCACAGCCAACCATATGCTGACTAGCCTTAGAACCACCGACCTTCTCATTGACAGCAGGACCACGATAAGCTGAGTTAATCATGACTGGTTTACCACCAAGTGCCTTCTTAACCTCTTCCAAAAACTCAGCTAAACGCTTTAAGTTCTCAAGGTGCTCTGGCGTTGGTGTGTTGTCAATATTAAAACGCTCCGCTGTTTCGCTGGCAGTTAGCTCTTCTAATGTAAAGTTCGCTGATAGTGGCGTTTGTGTCATTTTTTATCCTTTGATTTCATGTCCATGATTTTTTCTAGTGTACGACCACCAAAGTAAAACGACATAATCAGCATGCCCCATTGACCCAACAAGGTCACATAAGACTCGTTAGCGTTGTAGCCATAGGCCGACATCATGGCAAACACTGTATATACAATCAGAATAAAGATAAGTGTGCCAGGTCTAATGTTCTTAGATAGCCAGCTGTCACTAGCCATATCAGCTTCATGGCGTTTGGTCAGTTCTTGGTTCTCTATATTATCGGCATTAAGTTCGGCTAAACGACCTTCTTGTTGCATCTTGAGCAATTCAGCTTGAGCCTTGGCTTTAGCTTCTGGGTCTGGAACAAACTTGTCAAGCACTTTCATGCCAACGTCTAGTAGGGCTGCAATAGGTAGCATATTAGTTTCCTAGTCGGTTAGTTGTTGCACGTTTTAATGTATTCATTTCGGAACGCAATGTAGAACTTGTAATATCTAGCTCAACTTTTTGTGCAGCCATGCCAGAGCGTAACTCTTTCTGTGTGCTTTCTGCAACAATCTTAGCTTCACGAGCAGCCATTAACGACTCAGCCAATCGTTCTTGCATCTTAGCAATGACTTCACGTTGTTCGGCTACTTTCTCTTCTAATGCCTTGACCTTCTTTTCGGCAGTTGATGCTGATGCAGCAGTACTGCTGTAGCCTTCATACATCTCTTTGACTTCGTTAAATTTGGTAATACCTGTATAGCCAGCGCCCAATATAGCAGGTACGCCCATCATAATGAAGCCAGCAATCATGGTATTTTGTTTAGCCCATGTTACCCACTTGGATACAAAGCCTTCTACGGCATCTAGTTTCTTTAAATCGCTCATTGTTCAAATCCTAAGTCTGGTGCATTAAAAGTTTGGTTATAACTTGGTTGTTGCAGTAAATCCATCATTATCAAGTCCTGCGTCAGTATGTTGTTCTGTATGCCCTGCACTATGCTCACTTCTGGGAACACATTCTCTTGCTGTAGTCCAGGTTTCACAAACAGCTCCAACGACAACGCAAGGCCAACCGCTGACCTTACTTTCCCTTTTGGGGGTGGGGATGGGGATACCCGTGTAGTCGATGTTGTCTGCGAATCCGTCTTTGTCTCCTTTGCACCCGTTTGGGCAGTCGATGATGGAGCAGAGCTTGCCGCTGTCGGGGCACTTGATCCATCCGTTGTCTCCGAGTTCGGCACAGAATTTGGGGTCGGTGCAGTTACAGGTGAGGATTGGATTGTTGGGGCAGATGTGCTCGAAGCTGGATTCAACGGGCTTACTGGTGACATTGGATTGGTTGGATTGTTGATCGATTTCTTGCAAGTGTCTGATGTAGTCACCCAAGGTTGCCACACTGGACTTCCATACGGATCTGGACACATCGAGGAACGAGCCTGGATAATGCTCCCCGTATAACCTGTCTGGCAGCTGAGTGTTTGTTGTTGGCTTAATGTTTGACATGTTGGCGGGTTTGCTACACATGTGTCTTGGATTTTAAACCAGTCTGTTTGGGCTGGCTGACCGTAGCTACCTGTCGGGCAGTTGGTTTCTTTTTTCCAGGTTTGCGCACCGCTGAAGTTGATGGGGCAGCTTCTTGTTTCGGTTTGTGCTGAGTAGGTGCAGGTGACGACTTGCGGGGGCGGGTTTGCTTGGGGGCAACTTGGGGAGATGCTTGGGTACGCTTGGCACGCAAGGGCTTGGCACTGGGCGAGGGTTGTTCCACCGTCAACGAAGAGGGAGTTGTAGACTGGCAACCCATTAGTCCACGTACTAGCATAACAAGCCGCTTGAACATCACTGCTCCTTAGTAGGGTTAGCAGCAAGATCAACGAGAGGAGGAACCGTGCCATATAATTTCACAAACTTTTCAGGGTAACGTTTAATCCACTCATTGCGAGCTGCATCGCCAATGAGACCATCTATCGGGCAAGGAGTTCCTGACAGCATCATGGCTTGCCAATTCTCTTCTTTCGCCTGACATGCAACAGCTACGGCAGCTACTTTAAGGCCTTGGTTGGCTAGGAATGTAGCCCACTTACGGCTAGAACAGTCCTCATCCATCTTGTACGAACCGCCAGCAATACCAAACACCGTAGAACTAACAGCACCAGATATCGCAACCAAACAGTTATCTTGACTGAATGAACTGATAGATGGAGCCATAGCTGCTGCTGGAGGCTGACCTTTGTAATTAATGGTCGTGTCTTGAGCCATGGCACCAGCCATAAGACCACCGAGTAAAAGCCCAACAAGTAAAGCTGTTAGGCTACGCATTACATAACCCCACCACCAGCCGCTGGGACTGAAGTAGCGTGAATAGATATATGTTGTTTAAGGTTTAAAGGCGCATTGCAGTCTGAACAGGTATCAGCAGTTAATTCAGCTTGATCTAAGTCATATCCACAAGCAGCACAAACAATCTCAACTTCGTGCTTTGGCTGAATTTGGCTACCTACGTATACCGCTTCAATTAATTGTTTCATAATGGGGCTGTCCTGTTAAGTTTAGTCATATCTACACCCAATGGAATCTGGTCTGGGTCTAAAAGTTCTTCGCTGTCTTTATCTCTTAGAGCATGTACACAATAAGCCACTGTACCATCTTCAAGCGCTTCAATAAAGTGACTTTTACCTGCTTGAATATAAATCATCTGGGGGGCTTTAAAGTCTGTTGTTTTACCATCAACATGCACTCGAACCGAACCATATGCCAATAAAGTCGTGTGGTCGTAGTTATGCACATGACCCTCGTTAGCATCCCCAGCCTTGGCAAAGTACATTTGCCTAGTCCATAGGTTCTTGACGCAGGTCATTTTTGTTTCAGGATAAGCCATGTTTATAGTTCGTTAACAGAGATAGCAGTCGGGTCAGACTCAAGAACACCAAACTTAACAAGAACTTTAGCTACGTCTTTTTCAAAAGCTAAATCAGACCACATTTTTAAGTTTGTTTTTTGCTCTTCTGTCAAAACGGTAGGAACTTCAACGTCTGCTGTTTGCTCAACCAAAGCCTTTAAAGCGTCTGCGTTAGCAACCCCTGCGTTAATTTGTGTTTGTCTTTCAAGGTGCCAAGTTGGAATAAATCCTTGCACATAAGTATCAAGTTCTTCACCAGTAATGTACAAACCATCTTTAATTGGCACATCCACGGATAACGGAGCCATACCTTGAGCAAACTCAACAATAAGTTGCCCTGTTGTTTCATCAAAATTTGTTACTTTATACGTTGCCATTTATTTACTCCTAAGATATTGAACCGTTACGTGTACCAAAAGCAATCCACGTAATATTTGAGTTTCCGACTACAGCCGCTCCAGCAGAACCACCTGAACCACCGCCACCACTTCTTCCGCTTTGACCGTTAGAGCCTGATGTTCCGTATGTTCCGCCTGCTCCACCGTTACCTACGTCTGCGTAAGTTCTTGTTCCGCCTGAACCAGCGGCTGTTAATGTTCCATTGCCACCCGAACCACCACCATTGCCACCTGAACCACCCGAACTAACGCCAATACCACCGCCACCGCCAGCACCAGTTATCCGCTCGCCTTTTGGTGATACATAACCACCACCGCCACCACCGCCACCACCGCCACCAGCAATACGGTTCACATTATTAATTGATGTTGCAAAATCTACATAAAGTGCTGGGCCTCCTACTGAGCCACCACCACCTGTACCATCAGTGCCATTACCGCCATTACCGCCACGACCTAAAATAACTCCGTTATTAACAATGGTTACAGTATCGCCAGTAGTCCAACCACCTACTGTAAATGCGTATGAACCTGTTGAAGCAGAAGAAACAATAACTCCTGAGTCAATAGTCAAGGTCATGTCAGTTCTACCAGCTTTATATCCAGTGGCTTTAGAGGTGTCAAGCGAGTAATTAGATGTGTTGGAAGAAATAGTTGCGCTTGCTATAACACGGCCTGCGGCTGCATAACCAAATCCTCTTGCTGAAGCGGCTCCAAAGGTACCTAACGTTGGCATAGTTACCTCTTATTTAAACTGAGTTTGACTTGCTAAAGCCGTAAATGTTGCATTGGCGGTTTTAATGATTGTGTATGAATACACGTCTAAACCGTTTATGTTACCGCTTGTCCATGCAGTACCACCCTGATACTTTGGTGTAACTGAGCTACCGTCAACTTGTAACGCTGTAGCGTAGTAAGCCGTACCACCTTGAGTAGTAATTAAAGCAACGGTAATTGATTGCCCAATAGACATAATTGAGTTCAAAGTAGTGCCAGAGTTACCTCGGATGTTTAGTGTCCAGTTGTTAGCTGCGTTACTTGTATAGTACTGAACGGCTTGAGTAATTGCGTCATAGTTAGTTGTTGAACTCGGAGCAGCTGCAGTAATTGTGCAAAGCTCTAAAAGAGCATCAATTGAGTTGTATGAAGTAAATACGTTATTTCCAGATAAAGTAGCAATACCCGCTGAAGCTAAACTGTTTGCGCCAGTACCGCCATCTGCGACAGGAACTGGAGTCGATAAGCCATCAACTTGGGTAGTACCGTCTGGGAACGTTACGCCTGTTGTACCATTAAGAATAATTGTCATATTGCCACCTTATTTAGCGCAGCGTTTGACGCTACGCCTGTACCACCTGAAGCTACAGGAAGCGGGTTTGTCAATGAAACAACTTGTGAGCTGTTAACTGTAATAGCCTTTGTATCGCCAGTTTGGATCAGTAACGAGTTGTTGCTATCGCCAGTAGATATTAGTCCACCAGGTGACGTTGTTGTGCTGTTAATTATTGATGCCATTGTTTACTCTCCGTCCGCTGGTAATGGTGTGTTGCCCTCAGCTACCCACTTTAGGTAGGCTTGGTAGTCTGTGTTGGCTGGGTCAAATGGAATCCAAGCGTTATCTGATAAACGCATAACTGCATTTGTAATGTTGTTTAATGCATCTCTTGTTTGTTTATACATTTATAACTCCGCACTTAAATTCCAACCAGAAGTTGTTGCTACTGGCATAAAATAACAATCACCTGAACCTGTGCTGTTTTGATATATGGTTGCTGTTTCGTTGTTTCCAGACGCAAATATTGGTTGGGCACAATTAACTACAGTCCATGTTCCAACAATCGTGCCAGTGGGAGTTGCTCGCATTGGTACTTTGTGGAAGATGTTTAAAGCTGGACCTTGGTTTGCTCCACCAGCATTGTTTCTTGCAAGCATTACAGTTCCACTACCAGGTCCATAATATTGCTGATAATACCTCTGACACAAAGCTAACTCAGTACCATACGGGCGGTAGTCAAACGATGTGGCTGTGCTGCCTTTTTCTAGTTGAACACCTGTGATGTAGAAGGTTGCTCCTGATGTAGCTATAAGTTTTGTTGAGCCAGTAGCGGCTCTATAGTCAGCGGCAGCCCAAGCACCAGCAGTTCCTTGGAATGTTGAGCCAGTACCTAAGTCAAAAAATACTCCAATACCTTCACCATTGTTTGTTAACCAAGTGCCTGTAGTATCACCAGCAATAGTTATGGTTTCTGTTTCCCAAGTATTAGCGGCAGAAATTGTATAAGTAAAAGGATAAGACCTATTACCAGCAGAGTTTCTTAATGCACCGCTGAATGTTCCTGTTACTGATGAGCGAACCAAAAACGATAAAGTAACGGAAGATGCACTTGCAGTTCCCCAGCCTAAGTCGGCAATGTTAAACCCTTCAATAGATTGAAGAATATAGTTATTTTCGCCAGCCGCTGGAGATGCACCAGTTCCTACTGTTACAAGTAAACTATTAATAAAGCCTGTAGGTGCTGTTGTAGATTGGATAGCTGTATTGCCTGAACCTGTTACTGTGCGAACCGCAAATCTATCAGTAATAAATTTAGCGGCACTTGTTAGGGCAACACTAGCACCAGCATTTCTTTGGTCAATTACCATTGCACCATTGATGATCCTATTTCTAAATACTGAGCTAATAGGAGCTAATATGCCACCGCTAGTATCTACAACTTTATCTACATTTATTGTTCCGTAAGGCATTAAATACTCCTTGCCGCTTGCTCGGCTTTAAATGCTTCAAAATTAGCTTTAACTTCATCAGTCCATGCAACATTGCAGATGTCCTGAACCTTTTGTTCTTGACCACTAATATCCATATCAGGAGTTAATACCCAACGATGAAATGAACGAGCTACTTGTTCACCATTTTTAGTAATAACAGTAGCTTGGCGAACTTGGATATTCCAATCGTTTACTATTTCAATTTGGTCAATGTTTGTGTTTTCTGTAAGTGCCATTTTTTACCCTATTAAACTGAAATATAAAAACCACATACAATAAATTCACTATTTATGTTAATTCCAGACGCATTGCCAAGTCTT